CGGACTCAACGCCAAGGGGCGCGCATCGGCCAAGAAGGAGGGCATGAACCTCAAGCCCCCGGCGCCGAAACCAAAGACTGAGAAAGACGCCAAGCGTCGCAAGTCATTCTGCGCACGCAGCGCGGGCCAGATGAAGATGTGGCCCGAGGCCGCCAAAGATCCTGACAGCCGCCTGCGCAAAGCGCGGCGCGCGTGGAACTGCTGATATGAGCGGCTGAGAGGAAAAAGTGATGCCGCTCACCAAAAAGGGTCAGAAGGTCAAGGCTGCCATGCAGCAAACCTATGGCAAGAAGCGCGGAGAGCGCGTATTCTACGCAACAGAAGCCAAAGGCACCGTGAAGGGCCTCGCCAAGAAAGGGAAGTCGAGATGAAGAAGCCTGCTCCCAAGTTCAAGCCCTGTGCGGGTTGCCCGGCCCCGTCCAAGTGCCGTGCCGCCGGAAAGTGTGCCAAGAAGTCTGCGAAGAAGTAATCCATGTCCGCTGTCGTCCCAGATCTTCCCGAGCTGTTTGAGGAAGCCTATGAGCGGGCGGGCCTCGAAATGCGCTCGGGCTATGATCTGAAGACGATTCGGCGCAGCTTGAACCTGCTGTGCCTCGAGTGGGCCAATCGTGGGCTGAACCTTTTCACGGTTGAAGGGTCGGTCCTTCCCCTCGTCGCCGGGCAGGCGACATATAGTTTGCCCAGCGACACCATCGACTTGATCGAGCACATGCTTCGGACAGGGTCAGGATCTTCGCAGCAGGACACGTTTCTCGAGCGCATCAGCGTCTCGACCTATGCGCAACAGGCCAACAAGGCTCTGCAGGCTCGCCCAACCCAGATTTATGTCGACCGCGGGGTCACAACGACTGTGACGGTATGGCCGGTCCCCGACAGCGCTGCGCAATACAGCCTCGCTTACTATCGTCTGCGCTACATCGAGGGCCTTGCGTCTGGGCTCGGCGGTGACATGACGTCCGTTCCTCCGCGCTTTGTGCCCGCCCTTGTGGCAGGCCTTGCCGTGCATGTGGCAGCGAAGCGCCCCAGCGCCGAAATGCGGGTTCCGCGACTCAAGGCCGAATACGAAGAGCAGTTTGCGCTGGCCGCAGGAGAAGACCGCGACCGCGCGTCGGTGTTCCTTCTGCCCGGGGGGCGATGATGTATGCCAAGGGCAAACGCGCGTGGGGCATCTGCGACAAAACGGGCTTTCGCTATCTGCTGAAAGACCTCGTACCTGAAGTGGTGCAGGGGCGCCGGACCGGATTCAAGGTCGGTCGAGATGTCGTTGATCCTGACCATCCTCAGAATTTCATTGGTCGCGTGAAAGCGAGTGACGCGCAGGCGTTGCGAGATCCGCGACCGGATACAGGGCTGGATGCCTCCCGGGCGTTGTGGGGCTGGAATCCGGTAGGAAACGAAGCGCAATTCATGGTAGGTTCCGTAGGGACCGTAACCGTCATCACGGAGTAAAGCACATGCAGCGACCCAAGCCCCGCCCTCAGAGCAAGTTGGCGCCGAAGACTTCCCCGCGCCCCAAGACTCGGAGCGATTACGAGACCGACAAGGATGTCGAAGCTTCGGTGAAGGGCTACAAGAAGGGCGGCAAGCTCAAGAAAATGGCCTCCGGCGGCAAGTGTGGGATGGCTAAGCGCTGATGACTTACGCTGAGCTCATCGCGGCCCTGCAGGACTACCTCGAAGAGAGGGAGCCGTCGTTTGTCGCGAACCTGCCGATGTTTGTTCGGCAGGCCGAGCAGCGCATCTATCGCTCAGTGCTTTTGCCGGAGTTCCGGCGCAACTCGACCGGGACGATGACTGCAGGCAATCGCTATCTCGCAAGACCTCAGGACTTCTTGGGAGTCTTTTCCATGGCGGTAATCACTCCGGAAGGTGACTACCGATACCTTGTCGACAAGGACATGAACTTCATCCGGGAAGCTTACCCGAACCCCAACACCACCGGGGTTCCGCGCTTCTACGCTCAGTTCGTCGGCGACGGACCGGAAAGTGCCAACGGTGCGTTCCTGATCGGCCCGACGCCGAACGCCAACTACGCGGTCGAGCTCCAGTATTACTACGACCCGCCGTCGATCGTGGATGCGGGAACGTCATGGCTCGGAGAAAACGCAGCGCCCGCGCTGCTCTACGGGACCATCATGGAGGCATACACCTACGTCAAGGGCGACGGTGATCTGATTGCGGTCTACAAGGGCCGCTACGACGAAGCCATGGCGCAGCTTGCGCTGCTGGACGTGAGAAGTAAGCGCGACAGCTATCGCGATGGGGATATGAGGGTCGAGTGATGTTCACAGGCAACTTCCTCTGCACCAGCTTCAAGGTCGAGCTTCTCAAGGGGGTCCATGATTTTTCCGTCGGAGGCCACACTTTCAAGGTCGCGCTTTACGGCGAGAGTGCCGCGCTGAACGCGGCGACGACCGCCTACACAACTTCTGGTGAGATTCCATCAGCAGGAGGGTATACTGCGGGAGGCCTGACACTGACCCAGCTTGAGCCCGCTTCCGACGGAACTACGGCTGTTGGGTCTTTCGCCGAAGCAGTGATTCCTGAGGCAACCTTGTCCGCCCGAGGCGCACTGATCTACAACAGCTCTGTGGCCGGCAATCCCGCAGTCATGGTTCTCGATTTCGGAGCCCTTCGTGCCGTTTCGGGGCAAGATTTCCGCCTGCAGTTCCCGCCGCTTACCGCAGCTGCGGCCATTTTGCGCATAGCTTAAGGAGGCAACAATGGCTTGGGCCCCTGTCACCCCAGTGCAAACTCCGGGGTATACTGCCGTTGCCCCAAACCAAGATCCGGGTTACTCTCCAGTCATTCCGGGCAGCAGCTCGATCTGGACCCCCGTCGCTTCGTAAGGTTAGTCATGCCCAGCACATTCACGAACAACCTCGGTGTTGAAAAGCCCGGTGACGGTGAGCAGGCGGGCCTGTGGGGCGACACCGCCAACACGAACTACGACATCCTCGACCGCGCCACAAACGGGGTGGTGTCGATTCCCCTGACGGGGGCCACCTATACGCTGACTACGTCCAACGGCATCCTGTCCGAAGGTCAGTATGCGGCGTTGCTGTTCACTGGGACTCCGGGGGCAACCTGCACGGTAACAATCTCGCCCAACACGGCTCAGAAAACCTATCTGGTGCGGAATGGCACCAACCAGACAGTGATCATCACTCAAGGTTCTGGCGGGAACGCCACGATCCCGTCGGGCCGAGCCGCGGCAATCGCTTGCAGCGGTGGCGGCGCTACGGCGGCGGTCTTCGACATCACTTCTCTGGTCAACGCGGCGTCGGCTGCGATCTGGACAACCGCGCGCACCCTCACGATTGGCTCCACGGGCAAGTCGGTAGACGGCTCAGGTAACGTAAGCTGGAGCCTCACCGAGATCGGAGCACCGGCGACTGACGGCACAGGTGCCACCGGGACGTGGGGGATCAACATCAGCGGGAACGCTGAAACGGCCACGACGGCAGATAGCGCGACAACGGCCACGACGGCAGGTAGCGCAACGACGGCCACGACGGCAGGTAGCGCAACGACGGCTGCGAGTGCCGATACCGCCACGACGCTCACCGGGCTCACGGCTTCCGTTGTCGAGCTGAACGTGCTGGAGGGTGTCACTTGGTCGCTCGTTGATTACAACACCCTGACGGCTTCCGCTGCCGAACTGAACCTGCTTGACGGGATCACCGGCATCGCCACAGCAAGTCAGATTCAGGGGTTGACCGGGGCCGCCATCCCGACCACAGCGGGGATTGGAACGGCGGCGGCACTTGCCACCCCGTCGGGAGGTGCCGATTGGGCCCCAGACTGGTCTGCTTTCTTGTCGGCGACTTGGACCCTCACAGCTTCGCGCCAGCTTCAGAACCCGACCAATGTGGTTCCCGGAACGACGCGCGTCGTTCGCATCGCCTCTGACAGCATAACGGTTCGTGCGATCACCTACGGATCGGCCTACAAGGGGCTGCTGCCGACAACGGTTACCAACACAGCGGTCGTTTTGCTGAGCCTGTTCGCCGTATCCGCTTCAGAGATCGTTGTGTCGTCTGTGGAGTATACGGCATGACGCTGCCCGGCCTTCCGTCCGGCTTCGCGAGCCGCCCACCATTGGGTTATCGGTGGACGACGTATGCTCCTGCAGCTAGGGCCACATGGGACGGAACTCGGGTGGTGGCTTGCGGTCAAGAGGGAAGCATTCAGCTGCTTTCGTCTGACGCAAACACGCTGGAGCTGCGGAAAATTAACACCGTACGCGGTATGCAGGGGATCGCTCATTTTGGCGGCGTGTATGTGGCCGGTGGGGTAAATGGAGAGGTGCTTCGAAGCACCGATCTCCGCGTTTGGGAGTTAATCAGTCCCCCGGTTCCAGCGACTGTGCTCAGAGTATATCACGACGGCGTCGGTTTGTTTGTTATGGTCGGTGCGGGAGGTTTGATAACCACTAGCCCTAACGGCAGTAATTGGACTACGCGAACAAGCGGAACAACCCAACCGCTGTGGTCCATTGCTTATTCCGGGAGCACTTATGTCGCTGTAGGGGACGGAGGCACCGTTCTCACGAGTTCTGATACTATTACATGGACTCTGCGCACGAGCGGCACAACCCGCTTACTTTTGGACGTGACGTGGACAGGGTCGGTTTTTGTCGCTGTGGGGGACGCCGGGACCATTCTTACAAGCCCTGACGGAATTACATGGTCTTCGCGCACGAGCGGGACTGCAAATTTTTTGGGGGCCGTGGCCTTTGGTGCAGGACTTGTCGTGGCTTGCGGAGACAATGGTACAATTCTGTCGAGTCCGGACGGCACGACATGGACGTCGCGCACCAGCGGCGTGCCCTCCGATCTCGCGAGCGTCGCCTACGACCGCGGGCTCTTCGTCGCGGTCGGCGCCGCCGGCATCATCCTCACCTCGCCCGACGGTGTCACCTGGACGCGCCGCACCTCCGGCACCACCACCGCGCTCAACGCCGTCGGCTCCGTCAAAGGCGCGTGGGTCGCCGCCGGCGACAACTCCGTCATCCTCACCTCTGCCGACGGCATCGCGTGGTCCTCCGCCTCGCTGGACAACAAGTCCGGCATCGGCGCCCTGCTCGTCGCCGGC